GGCTACGGCGTGGCTCGCTACAGTGTCGGCCTAGCAGACGCCCTTATCGCCGCACTGGAGGAGCAGCCATGAAAATATCACTATTACGGAGAAAGGTATGCACTACGTTTATTGCCAAGTAGGAGGATGTTTGAATTCAAGAGAGGGTCAGTCCGGGTACTGCGAAGAACACTCACCCAAGCAAAAGCCAGCAATACCCACTGCCCCGCAAATACTCAAGACCGCAATCGGTCACATGGAAGAACGCGCGGCGACATACGACCAGCCGCAGGGCGAGCGCAGCATGGGCAAGACGGTGGCGATGTTCAACGCGCTGACCGGCAACACGCTGACAGACGAGCAGGGCTGGCTGTTCATGGCCTGCTTGAAGATGGTCAGGGCGCAGCAGGGCGGGTATCGTGCAGACAGTTACGAGGACGGGGCAGCGTATTTCGCGCTGGCCGGTGAGAGCGCAGCACAGGAGCGGGTATGAGAAAGCCGACGGAGAAGGATAAGCAAAACGCAAAAGAGTGGCTCGAGGCCGCCCAACGGTTGTTGGAGGTGAACGAATTCCACGCGATCAAGCGCTACTGCAGGCAGGTAATCCGCGCTCTTCGGCGCAAGGAGCATGAGAGAGGCAAAGGCGGGTCCGGGAGTGCTGGCCAATGAGAAGCAACACCTACTACCACAACTTGAGCAGGGTGCCAGACAAGCAGAACCCTGAGCGCGAGAAGCTGGAGGCTCAGATCAAAGAGTATCTCGCAAAAGGCGGTAAGGTAACTGACGTGCCCAGAGGGGCCAGCGCGATGGGTCCAATCACGGACCACGAAACTCGCAAGAAGCTGGAAAAAATTAAAGTCTTCGGGGAGGAATGATGAAGCGCCGCATTCACGTCAATCAGCACCACATTAAGGCCAACGCCAAAGGCGCGGATCTCCCCGTGCTCACAATCAAAAGCAGCAAAGGCAACGTCAAGTGCAACAGGGTCGAGATCCACGGCCCAAGCACCGTGGTCTACGCACCCGACAAGCCCCTGTCCTGTGGGGCCAAGGTCTGGATCGAAACCGATGCAGAGATCACGGTGCATGACCCGGTGGAGGATGAAGCTACTCTTTCGCCACAAAGTTAACGTATTCTGTATACGGCAGAGGAAGCTGTGGTCGCTCTACTCTAACAACGGCGTAGGGCGCCTCAACGGCACTCTCAGGCCGGCTGTGGAAGCTAAAATCATCGTGGGACTGGTAGTCAGGAAATCCATTCTTTTTGACAAAGCCTATATAACCGCGTTTATCACAAGTGCTTTGAATTCTGTAAAGCGTCCCCTGACTATAGCCAAAGCCCTCCCATGTGCATAAAAGAACATCCCCAACTCGCCAGTTTTGCCATTGGCTCATGTCGCACGGGTCCACTGAGGCGTCTTCTAAAGCACAACTGCACTCTTCGCAACGAGGGTTCTTCACTTTTTTAAATCTTGCTCTCGGAAGAACATGCCCGCAGCTCAATACAAGGTGCTTTTCAAAAGTTCTAGTAATTTTTTCAACTCTGACGTTGACCCATTTTTTATGGATCTCAACTTTTTCGGTGACCACGTCGCACTCGCCGACGACATCCCTTCTTACGGTATGATATTGCATTTTTTTTCCTCAGATTATGATTATCCTGAAATCAGCCCCTGCTCAATCAGTGACGCCGCCGTGCGCCCAAACGAGCCCTGAAGCTGGTATGCGAGCCCGGTGTCGTGCAGGTGCTGCCACGCGCTGAGCACTTCTTCTTCTGTGCCTTCTTCAAAGCCCTCGGCGAGGGCTGTGGCTTGGTAGCTGGTCATGACTTATCTCCTGCATCCACAAACACATACCCGGCCTTTGTGCCCCCGGCAATCCAACGCGAGCTGAACGCCACCTCTGGCTCTATCCACTTCAGCTTGCGCGCCAGAGTCTCTGCCGCCAGTGCGTGGCAATCCACCCCAGACAGCTCGTATGGGTAGCCAATCGTCACTTTTATGCCGCTGGCTGTCTTGGCGATGATTCTGCTTCCACGGCGGTCCGTGGGGCCAAGCTTTTTCGTTTCTATCGATTGTAGTGCGATCATGGTAGTGCTCCTCAATGATGGCCGTCCGTGGCCGTGGTTGTTAATAGTTCTGCTTGATTGCTACTTCGATTGACTCAACCAACAATTCAGCGCCAAGCAGAGCAGCGTCATAGGCCGCTGAACCCTTGCGTCCAGACTGCTTGGCAACGATCTCAATCACGATGTCCTTAGCGCGACCTTTCGGGGTATGGCCGTTGCGGTAGTTCTGAGCAATGCTGTAGCAGAAGTCGCCACCAGCAGCATCCAGAACGCTGACTACCGGGGCAACGATGGCATTGGTACGCGCCAACTGCTCCTTACGTGCTGCGTATGCGTTTTTGTGGGCGACCTCAGAGTCAGTCAGGCCGCCGTTGGCATCACGCTGCGCTTGCAGCTCTGCATCGTATGCAGCCTTGCGAGCAGCCTGCTCTGCCTGACGCTTTGCATCACGGGCGGCTTTGGCTTTCTTTCTCAGTGCCAGTTTTACCTTGCTGATGATCTCAGTGTGGTGTGTCTTCTCAACACAGTCGCAGCCAACAGAAAAACTCTTGCCAGTCGCATCCACGATGATGCAGTGGTTGTTGATGCTTGTGCCGCAATGGTCGCAGCTGAAGTGGCAGCACGCTGGCTTGCTGCGCAGCTGGGCGTTGTACGCCTCTGGGTTGGCTTCAGCCAGAGCCTTAGAAGGCGCTGACCAGATAGCAACGAAGCGAAAAGGAGCTGTGCCAAACTGGAAGTTCTTGTGGATGACTGTGTTCATGTTACCCCCTGAAGGCCGCGACAACCGCAGCCGATGTGAGAATAATAAGGCAGTATGTATACGATTGCAACACTTTCTATTTGCGCTTGCATACATTAATGAAGTCAGTCGCTTCGCTCAGCCATCGATCAGTGGAAAGGTGGCTGGTGTACATCACCATGACTGACTCAGTCTCGTAGATCCCAGCATCCTGATCGTCGTACTGGAAGTAGTGGTAGCCATCACCCTTGACCAGCTCGCAGCGTGCGTCGAGCTGGGTGATGGCAGTGTTGATGCGCTTGAGGCTCATGGTTATTTTCCCGGTGTCCAATATGTATTGACTGGTCGGTAGGTGCAGTCCCATTCATCGACCACGTAGCCATCGACGACGGCTGTCAGGTGGCGGCTGTTGACTACGACAGCCACCTTGGGCGCATGTGCCCAGTCGCGCAGTTTGATGAGCTTCTTGCCCTCGCGAGGAGGCTTGTTGGGCGCCCACCCGTGTTGCTTCAGGTAAGCCTGCCATACCCTGTCGTGGTTTGGGTATGCGCCCATCGCCAACCCCAGTGCCATCAAGTCGGTGAAGACCTGCTTGTAGGGAGTGCTTGTCGCGAAGCTGATGGCGCGGATCACGCAGTCCGACTTGAAGCCGGGGCATATCCTGCCGCCATCCATTTTCTGAAATTTCAATCCGAGGCTCATTGCAGCTGACCTCTGCGACCGAACGTCAACGGTTCCAGCTCGTCCAGCTTCGCGTTGAAGCCGTCCTGAATCTCCGACTGCGTGAGCCAACCGAACTGGTCGAGGATCACAGATTTTGCTGCAATCACGCCCCCGCGAGCTGCTACCGTGCGCTGTGCGTGCAGCTCGATGGCCAGATCCGCGCCAAGCTTGCGTGCTGCCTTGTTTGATGTCTTGATCATGATGCTGTGCTCCGTGGTGATGGCTGTTTGTAGCCGGGTAATCAAATTAAGTCTTCTACCGCCTCGATTACGATGCGCGTCAGGTCTGCCGTGCTGGTGCTGGTTGGGTGGACGAAGATCGAGTTGATCTTGTCGAACCCGTCGTCTCCGCTGAAGTAGACGTACCCTGCGCCGCGCACGGCTTCAATGTCCAGTGCTGGGTAGGCGGCCTTGAGGGCTTTGTTAACTGCTGCGAAATTTGCCATTTTTATCTCCTCTGGCTGCTTTATTGCGCCGATGTGAGTAATATAATCGATCAAATACACGAACGCAACACTTTATATTAGTGATTGCATATATATTTGAGATGGGTCGGTTTGACAGCAGTGACAGCTGAATATAGAATTGCACACGATCAAACACACAGGAGAAATGCGATGTAT